TTGATCGCTGCCACGGTGAAGTTATAGGCGGTGTTGTTTGTTAGTCCGGTCGCTGAATAAGTTGTTGCCGTACTCCCCGTATCAGAAACGAGAATCACACCGTCCCTCTTGATCCGATAGCCGGTGAGCGTTGAATTCCCGTCATCCCCCGCCGACCACGACAAAGTGATAACCGTGTACGCAGGACTGCCCGCGGCCAGCGACAAGGTACCCGGCATACCGGGGTCACCCGGACCGGTAGAAGTCGCTGTCACGCCACTCGTCAGATCCATATCCAGAATTGTTGTGATTTTGTCAGCCATAACTCAACCCCACAACCCGGCATATGAACTATCCAAAGGACCATCATTTACAATAGCCCGATAACCAACAATCCCGTTTTCTCCGTGATTAACTTTGAACATATCAGTATCCAAAGTTTTATCATAAACATTCGGAGTAGAGAGAGAAACAGAATTAATCAAATAGGTCGTTGGATGACAGACATCTAACAATGTTGGTCCTACATAAAACTTTGTAGTAGAAGCCGAAACAGAGAATCGTATCCACCGCAATCCCGCCGTGGTGAAGTCATACAACGTTGTATGAGTTCCCGAGACGTAAGCCGAAGACACTGCCGAACCTGACGCTCCCGTCAAGTATTTCAGTACTCCAGATTCATCTATGACACATGCCCGATAATTAGCGTTACCAGAAGTCCCCTGTTCCAACAAAATGATGTCAGACGAGTTTCCATAATTAATGTCACTCACAAAGAATAAATAATCTGCTTCTGTTTCTCCACCTGAAAGTCCATTAGAAACAGCATCCGCTCGCATGAATACTTTCGACCCAGTAACTCCGCTGGGATAAAAAGCAAATCCTGAGTTATACCGCGCTCCGGCGATGATCCCATAACGAGAATCCTTAGGGTCAATCGCAGTTGTTGATGACAACAATGAAATGTGTCTACCCGAACCAGTCCTATCCGGTATTGCCGTACAGGCATCATCGCCAAATCTCAATACAGTGTCATCGTTTGCCGCAACTCCGGCACCCGGTACACACTTCTGCAAAATGATCTTTGCCTCAAAAGCAAATTCCGCAGCATCACTTGGACTATTGGACTGACTCCCTACCACCCCGGCAGACAAGGTTGGAGCCATCTCCGTTTCAACCCTCGTCCCATCGGGATCTGGATCTACTTCTGGATCAAAAACATACCTAACCAAATATGGAGATTCCCGATAACGAGTTTTGATTCTTGTAAAATAATCGTCTGGAGTGGTTGTATCTAAAACCGTTTTCAAATAAGAACGCATCGCTTCTGGCTTACCAGCATTCAACCCGTTGAAGGCGTATTGAATTTGCTGTCGATAAGCATCAATGCTTTCGTAAGTAGAAGAACGTGCCAACTGCCAAGTAACGGAATCTTCTGGCGATTCTTCATCCAGAACATCCAAGTTCTGCCATGTCGTGGAGTCGTCTTCGTCGGTCCAGCCAGCCAGAGACAACCACATACTCGTTCCGGTAAATGGATTATTCAGTTTGACTCCCAACAACTGAGCCAACCATGTTAGATACGTTTTAGATTCAGATTTGGAAGACTTGATATCTTGAGGATCAGTCAAAGTTGACAACAATTCTGTATTAGTTGGACTGTCCTCTGCTCTGGTGTAACCCCAAGTCCGAAGTTCCTCACCGATAACCGTCCCACTAACGAAAGCAGAGGACAATAGTTTCCTTGTCAAACTTAGATGACCAGAAGTAGAAGACTCTTCTAGATCCATTGCTCTAATAAAGTCTGGCAATAAATCATATGTATTGTTAAACGTTGTACTCGCAAATGTTCGTGCCAAGTCAATTGCAGTAACATCAGAAACAGCAAACATGAGATCAGGAGAATTGACACCTTCGACTTCAAAAATCAGACGGGCATAGTTGGCATCCTCAGGAACCCAAAATCGTTTCCTGCCAATGGCGGGATTCCCATACTGAAAACCAGACCCGTAGACGACAATAGAAAACGGAATAACCGCCAATTGCCCTGACAACATGTCGGTAGCAAGAATAGTTGTTTCTACTTTATGGGCATCGGAGGAAGGCACCCATGCAGCACCATCTCCTTCTTCACCAGCGTAACTTAAAACAGCACCAGCACTTACATTGTCAACATTGAAATATTCTGTTCTCATGCTGACTTTTTCCCCAGCCAGCGTCTTCCCTATTTTGATAATCCCCGTTACAACGAAACCCCTACCGACCGGAATAACAAACAACGGAGATCTGAGTTCTGTATCGCCCGCAGCAATAGAAGTAACATTGATTCCTTCGCTACGAACCCCACTACCTAAAACAGTTTCTCTTTCACCCAGTTCGGGTACCGTTTGAATAGTGGCATTAACAGATGACCATCTATTGATATCAAATACTTCTTGAGTATCAGTCTTTAACAAATTGACAAACGTCATTTTAAGTTACCGTAATAGATATTGTGCTTGGATAAGTCAGCATCCCCAAATGATTCAAGCGAATATCACCAGTCAAAGCACCCGTGGTATCCGTTGCGTTCGACGCCATCACCTCGGCCCGAACAGCCGTAGTCGTTTGAATAAAGGTTGTAGTACCCGCTCCCATTGTCGTAGGAGCAACACTGCAAGACCACCCTTCATTGGCATTGGCCGTACCTGCTGTGATCCAAACAAACCTGTCAACACACATTTCACCAACAACATCTGCATCTGTTGCCCTAGTCAAAACCCAATTGGTCGAACCTGTACCGGCTGTTGACAAGGTATAAATACCGTTCTCAAAAGCATTGCTTTGATCTTTGACCAAGATACGAGAATCTTCAGCCGGGGTAACTCCATCAACAGTGAACGCAGCCTGACTGCCGCTGTTCGTCAATGTTGCGCCGACCCCAAGAGTTCCATTGGCATATGTAGCGCCCAAGTTTGCCGTAGTTGCACAAGCAACTGTTTCCTCCGGCAGAGATAGTGACACAGACTTGACATAATCAACACCTGCGACCCCATCCACCAAACTAATGATTTCATTTTGTCGAACCACTCGGTCCCAATCCCAAGTGTCGGAATCCAAATACGTTCTCAGCGCTGTCTGAACGGCTGTATTCACCGTTCCAGTCGCCGCCACAGTGGTTTTGTAAACCTCCACCGTCACGCCGATGCCAACCAATTCTGCATTATGAACTTCGATAGAAAGCCCAGTAGCAACCTTCTCGTTTAGAGCAGTAGCAATAGTTGCCAAATCCGCAGCAGCGAGAGTCGCATCATTGACCGAACGGGAATACCCATTCACATTCTCACTAGCAAGAGACAACAAAATGTAAGCAGCATGTTCCGCTCCACCAGTCACCATGTTTCTATCCGCGTACCGTCGCTTATTGTACGTTTTTGCACGGAAACCAGTAGTCGGATAATTCGACAACACATAACTTTGAATTTGAGCCTCGGTTGCCAACGCTGCGGAATATCCAGCCAAGACCGTTACGGCTCTAGAAAAGTACGTCGTATCTGATTCAGCGTCCGTTCCCGTAGCAGGCTTAGCATCAAAAACAACTGAAGAAATATAAGGAACCGTTGCCAGTACCTGCAAGACACTTCCATTCGCAGGATTGTTATACGCCGACCCAACGGCCTGAGCCGTAACAGGAGACAAAGTAAGTTGCGATGCACCCGCACTCACAGTTTGAGCAGCATCCAACAAGTACACCAGAACTTCACCGGCATTGCCGTAATAAGCAAATGGAGTGCTAGCAGGAACCGTGTAACCAGCAGTATCAGTGAAGTTGATCGTTATGGTTGCAGTCGCCTTCACACCATTGGAACGGTTAATCCCATACAACTTCAACAATGTTTCCACAGTCGCAGCAGGCAAACGATTCGCAGCATTCGCCAAAGTCGCCGTTTGATACGCCGTCGCTTCCAACAAAGTCGTTTCCATTTGCCCGACGCGAGGTTCCCAACTTGGAATCAAAGCGCGAGCCTGCGTGATGCTCTCCTCCAAAATCGAAGAGACAGTTGTATCAAAAGGAGTCAAATCTACATAATCACTAAAATCTGGAGATGCCATAATAAACTCCTAAAGAAAATTGACTTCTATTCTATCGACCTTGCCCTCACGCTTAATAATGTTGACACGATCCAACATAATGGATGATCCATAGAATGTTGAAAACTCTTCCAAGATGTCTTCCTCTTGCATGTTGTCGAAGGTAGGATCGGTCACACCGAACGTCGGCCACGACTGACGCTCACCCTTGTTTGTTAAAACAAATACTTGAACCTGTTCAGCCTTATACTCGTCACTAGCAGTATCAACATGCTTAAATCCGCCACTTGAATCTATCGACAACGGTATAGATAAAACGTCCATATAAGCCTACTCTAAGATCTACGACATGCAGATTTTAGCCTGCCTTCACCAACAACCACGGAAAGAAAACTACGACAAAGGCTCACTCCCCCACATTTCATCCCACGTTCTCGGCCCAACAACCCCGTCCCTCGTCAGACGGTTGATTCGCTGAAACTGCTTGACCTTCCTTTTAGTTCTCCAACCAAAGATCCCGTCGATCTTTCCGCAATCAATACCCAAAGCCCCCAACCGACGCTGCAACACCTTCACCCGATCCGAACGCTCTTTCCTCCGAATCGGATTCGTCCTGATTTCAGCAGTAAGAGCATTGTGATACCTAACCAATGCTGCCCAATCCATGACTGGTTCTTTGACTTCTTCCTTAACACCACCCTGAGCCAATGCGGGAGCATCAAACCACTCAGTAGAAGCCCGCGGCTGATGATGCCACCATTCACCACGAACCGTCGGATGCAAACCATACTCTTTCGCAATATTATTCACTTCCCACTTTTTAATTCCACTACCACACAATCCAAAATCGACCGCGTAGCAAAATCCGTCGTCCTGTTCCATGTGCCAACTTCCACGCCAAATGCCGACACCATTTAAGGCTTTAGGCCCAAACCGACGATCCGGATTTGCGGCTAAGTTAAATCCAGCCTTACGATTTTTATAGCCATCATAAAAATATTTCTGCTTTGCATAAGTTCGACAACCACTTGTAATCCTTACACGACCGCTAATACGCGGATCTCTAAAGAAGGCTTCCAACCGTTGTACGAAACGTGGATGAAGCAGCGAAAGATCAACATTCTTCTTTGCTGGCAATGACACTTTAAACACCTCACTAGGTATAGTTGTTTTCTGAATTAGTATACTTTCTAACCGGCTTCCAAAGCGGCAACGCGGGCAGTTAACTCTTGTACTGCTTTGATCATAGGTGAAATCAATTCTGTGTACCGCAATCCCTGCTCATAGTGCTCTTCCACGGCAGCAACGTGGGGGACATTGCGTTCAGGGTCAGCCTCCATCTCAGGATGTGCTTCAATCAGTGCATTAATCCAAATAGCCGTGTCGGAAGCAGCGCCCCCTAACACTGTTTCGACCTCCTGTCCCAGTAGGCCGTAGTGCGTCCTGACACCTGCTCTTCCCTCAGTTTCGATCCACTTGAACTTCACAGGCCGTAGCGCATTGATGAAATCCAGCCCCAGATCGGAGTCAGCGATGTCTGTTTTCTGGTTCTCATCGGATGTGTTTATTGTCCCATTAACAGCGAACACCTCGCTCCATCGGCTGCTGGCGTAACCAAGGCTGTACGCATTGTTTGAGAGAGGATGGCAACCGTACTGATACACCGTTCCGAAGAACGAGAAGTCGGTGTACTGGTTGTTAATAAAGATGCCACCCCGTTCGTACCCACTCCAGTCATAGGTCGGAGTGAACTGGATGTACCGCTCAAACGTGCCAGCAGTGCCCTGCGTGTGCGTGCCTGTGGCCCTGACGGTCAGCCCACCCGCGGCTACATTGTCATGGCCGGTATGGTGCAGGTTCCACTTAGAGTTGCTATTGTCATAGACGTACCAGTCCCCCTTGTGGGTGGTGGTAGAGCCTGCTCCCATTATTGTTTCGTGCATCTGGATAGATGCACGGTTGGATCCGACATACTCCGTGGGGTCGATTTTCATCGTTACCCCGAACTGTTCGGTCTGTCCACCAAAACGAACAACCCCTGCACTCATGTCATCTTTGGCTTGATGCTGGGTGTTGAAGATCAGGTAATCGTCGTGACGGTTTTCAACGAATGTACACCACAGGACATCACCGACTCTTGGGGGAGAACCAACATAATCTGCGGGAACAGGATCGTTGATCCCAACCCCTAAACGTTCAATTTTGATAAACACCTGATAAGGGTCATTGACGGCAGTAGTTACCTTCATTACCTCTGCCTGCCAGAATCCTTTATTCGTACCCGGTTTGGCACGACTTTTCTGCGGTGTGATCGGTCGTCCTACCATTACCAGTAAAACCTTCTGGCTTCAGGAGAAAAAGTATCCACTGGCTCATCTGACTTTTTCACGCGTGGCGCTACTTCTTTAACAGAACCATTTGGATGTTCTTGAAAACTACGAGTTGTGGTATCTATAACAAAATCAGCCTCTTCTTCGCTATTAGTCGCAGAACTATATCCACCAGTCAACATCACAACACTTTGGGCTACACCTTCCACTACCGGCATTAAATTCCTATAAGTCACTGGTACGTTATTTAGGAAGTTCCAATCATTTGCATCAATGATCCCGTCCCCAACCCAAGTAACAATTTCAGTAGTAGCACCAAAGAAATGACGGTCAGCAGGATCCACATCAGAAACATTGGTAACTGTCCTTGTTCCTAATTCATTCACAGACTGCCAGTTTTTAACATAGCCTTCTGTTTGCGGACCGAATATTCCATCATGGTCATAACTTGGCACACCGACTTCAAGTTGCAACCTTTTAACATCCGTTCCTCTCATTCCCCTTTTCAGATCTCGCGAACCCCAAGGAACCACTCCCAATCCAAGAGATGTACCTGAATTACTACCCTCACCATAACCATCAGCGACTGTATCTTCTGTCTCAACTAAAGTTCTCGCCTGAACTGCCACCGGCTGATTGTTACCCACTGCCCATGTCACAGAAGAAATCAGATACTTTCTCTCGCCAAATATTCCAGCATTTTTGAATTTGACATTGAAACCCGGACGAAGAGTCTGCCCATTTTTTCTACCCACCTGAAAACTACATGTCGATCCCGCAAAAGAATCATCACTAGCCCGGAAAGAAACACTGTGCAAAAACCACGGATCATCTTCTGCGGTTGATTCAAGATCGCATTCGATTCCCGGCTGGCGGTCTAACAAAAATTCCATTGACGTAAAAAACAACATACCGTAAGACTCAAAAACCACATATTCCAATTCACCAGCCAATCGCATCAATACTTGCCAAGTATTCTCATCAATGTCTTCCGACTGTTGACGAGTGATCGAATCTTTATTATCACTCGTCTGAATAAAATATTGCAGATCATGTTCATCTGCAACCTGCTTAGCAAATGTTGACGCCGAAATACCTGTCCAAGTTTTTTGTCCTTTTTCCCGCTTCAATTTCTGAACCGCTTGTGAACGACAAGTAACATTCACAGTGTCCTGTTGACTGGGATTACGAACCATTTCAACAGCAGCAATCTCATATGCATAACCGGCATACGAACAAGGACGACGAATCTGAAAATAGTTGTTCTTAAACATCTTGAAATTCGGATCATAAACATCAAGTGACAACTGCGTTGTCATATCCATCGTCAAATCACAAGACATACGGATGATCGACTCATTGATCTCTGTTTGACGATTAGAATCAGTATGAGAAATAAGAAAATTATCAACAATCTCCATGAGATTTAACCGTGATATCCTTTAGAAACAAGCGGCCCCCCATTCCAACGCGGATCGTCCGGAACCACATTCTCTCCATCAGCATTTAACAGTTTAGAAGTATCGCCAAAGAAATGACGGTCAGCAGGATCCACACTGCCCGCTTCCAAAGGAACACCGCCGGAAGCAGTCGTAACGCCGCCAGCGGGTGGAAGTCCACCCTGATCCTCAAAGCTCCCACCTTCTGGTCTTCCACCGGGGTTCGTACCAGCGGTAACTATTATTTTTGGCTCATGTGGAACAGCAGTCATGAAAACAATTTCTTGATTAATTGAAATAGATTCTTTGAGATTCATTTGAATCTTCGCTTGTGTTATCAAACCAGTTTTGGTGCGTTGTCGCGCCGTAACAGTTAAACCAGTTATCCTAACGTGGAACGGCAACGCTATTCCCCCGTGAGAGAAAGTCAAGTCTTTATCCTGTTCTGCCATTGCATACAGAGTCGCCAATTGATCCTCACAAGACACCAATCCGTGACTCTCCTTGTCGGCAATTACAGCAGTGAAAGCAACCGTGCGATTTTTTGGAAACTTTGATCGAAGCAACGGCTTACGACTGGGACGCATAACCTCAGAATATTCAAGAGCGTTTGCTCCATATTTGATATCTTTAGGTCCATACGGAAATTCAAACCTCAACACATTGTACTTTTCGTAATCGAAAGGCTCCCAAAAGTGCTTTCTATCCACATCC